GAAGCAAAGTTAAGCCTACTATGCTTGTTCTTATTTCTCAGTCTAGGAATAATATTAGTGCTATGTATACTTCTCAGCAGCCTAGCGGTGGTCAAGCTACTAAGTTTTATTCATCGACGGTTATCAAACTATTCAGTTCCGAATCAGACAATCAGGCTATTAAAGGAAAGATTGCTGTTGGAGATAAACTCATTGAGGAAAAAGTTGGACGCAAAGTTCGTTGGGAAGTCCAATTCTCCAAGACATCGCCAGCCTTCCAGTCTGGGGAGTACGATTTTTATTTCCGTGGGGACGTTGGTGTTGATAGCATTGGTGACCTCGTGGATACTGCAGAAATGATGGGTATTGTAAGTCGCACAGGAGCCTGGTACATCCTACCAGATGGCTCTAAGCTGCAGGGTAGAGAAGCATTTGTAAATCGTGTTCGTGAGGACCTAGACTTGCAAGATTCTATTAAGGCACAGGTCAATGGCGAAGTATAACATCTACCAAGGTAAGTTTGTTTGTCACACCTGCAAGGCTGAGGTGAAGAGCCTACGCTCTTATCCAAGCACTAAGGAGCTAACCTGGATGTGTCCTGAAAAGCACGTTAGCGTTGTAAGCTTTGCAAAGAAAAAGAGAAAGGGAGACTTTGAGCGAGAAGAGCGAGAGTAAGCGTATTGGTGCTAAACAGCACAAGAACTCTGGTCGTGGAACTCATAAGGGCGATGCTTCTTGGGAAAACTTCACAGTTGATTTCAAAGAGGTTGGCAAGTCTTTTACACTAAACAAAGAGGTATGGGCTAAGGCTGTTACGGATGCTATCCGTAATGGCAATGACCCTGCTATTGTGGTGGTACTTGGAGACTCAGGTATTAAAACAAGACTGGCAGTAATAGAACTTTCCCTACTTGAACAAATCCTATCTGATGGTGTATAATAGAACTACAACGATTAAGGAATTAACTTGGAAACAGAAACAAAAACAACGATTGAACAAATCAATGGCTTGTCAGAGATTGCTGATTACATGGAAGACGAAGAGCTTGCAACAGCACTTACCTTCATTGCAAAGCTTATTCTCAAGCCAGATATTCCACTAAATGTTGCAACCGTGGAGATTGTACGCTTGCAAGCAATTGCAGCTAAAATGTCCTTCAAAGCCACATGGCTAACTAACGTAGAAAAAGGAGACAGAGCGAAAAAGAATATTTATTACACCGCTGCTGAGGCTATCAACAACCTCGTATCGGCTCTTAAATATATCACTCGCTAGTGTTGATATGGCAAAAAGTTTATTGCAACAGGTAATGCTTAAGGTAGAAGACAAGATTTCTTCACAGCCTTCGTTCCTTGACAAACAGGGACTAATTGAAAAGATTCAAAGCGGATATATTGTAAACCGTGTTGATAAGTTTCAAACTAAAAAAACATTTGCACCAAGTACAATTGCGTTCTCTCATGGAGAATGTCCTCGTTACTGGTATCTAGCCTTTGAGGGTGCTGTGTTTACTGACAATGCAGATGCCTATGGCGGAGCAAACATGACTGCTGGTACAAAGTCACACGAACGTATCCAGGAAGCTATGGGCAACGCAGGTATCCTAAAAGACTCAGAGTTCAAAGTCACCTATGACGACCCACCAATCTTTGGATATGGTGACGTTATTCTTGACTGGGAAGGTATGGACCTGCTTGGTGAAATCAAGACCATGCCTAACGAAGGCTTTGAGTATCGCAAGATTGCAGGTAAGCCAAAGACTGGACACCTTATCCAGTTGCTTATCTATATGAAGATTCTTAACAGAAGCAAAGCAATTCTGATTTATGAAAACAAAAACAATCACGAGTTGCTAATCTTCCCTGTTGAGTTGAATGAATACTATTTTAAGTGGGTAGAGAACGCTTTTGAGTGGATGAGAAATGTTCGAAAGGCTTGGGAAGACAAGACCCTGCCAGAGAAAAACTATCGCTCAAATTCTAAGATTTGTAAGACCTGTCCTATCAAGGATGCGTGTAACAATGCTGGTTCTGGAGTGATTAAAATCAAATCTCTGGAGCCATTGGATGATAAAGCATTGTGATTGGTGCGACAACAAGTTCACACAAAAAGTAAAGTATCAGATTTACTGTTCTGCAGACTGTAGGGCGTTAGCAACTAAAGAAAAGATTGCTCAACGCTACATACAGGAGCGAACAAAAAAGAGGGCATTGGTAAAAAGGTTCTGCAAGTCTTGTGGAAACCTCTTGTCAATGTATAATGATACTCAGTTGTGTGAGCTTTGTGATGTTAATCCAAGCGATGTTTCTAAAGCACTTAAAGACATAAAAAGGATGCTCAACGATGAATCTAAGTAAGCTAAAAGAGAAACCAAAGAAGTTCTGTGCTATTGACGCTAGCACAAATAGCCTGGCATTTGCTGTATTTGATGGCAAAAAGATTATTGCTTGTGGCAAGATTAACTTTGCTGGCGTTACAACCTTCGATAAGGTAATGGATGCTGCCAAGAAGACAAAAGCCTTCTTTGATAAGTTTGATTTTGATGCAGTTATTATTGAGCACACGGTATTTATGAACAGCCCTAAGACAGCAGCACAGCTTGCTACGCTGCAGGGAGCATTGCTAGGGGCTGCAGGAATGGCTGGGGTAAAGAGAATCGGTTCCGTATCTCCAATGACATGGCAGAACTTTATTGGTAACAAGAAACTAACCAAAGAAGAAAAGGCAGAGATTGCTAAGAAGAATCCTGGCAAGTCTGTGTCTTGGTTTAAAAATGAAGAACGCTCCATTCGTAAGCAGAGAACAATCAACTTTGTTAATATAAACTATGACAAAGAACTAACAGATGATGATGTTGCGGATGCTTGTGCAATCGGACACTGGGCACTATCAAACTGGGAAAAGGCATTTGGGTATTGACATTATGGCAAATAAACTGTATACTAGTGAAGCATGGTTAAAGAAACGCTTCCATGCCGATAAAAAAACACCACAAGAGATTGCAAAAGAATGCGGTACTAGCGTGGAAACAATCTACGTCTATCTAGCCAAGTTCGGATTAAGGAAATCAAAAAGATGAGCGACAACCTAAAGATTACAGTAGACCAAGTAAACCACCCACCACACTATACCTCTGACCCCAGCGGTGTTGAGTGTATTCAAATTACTAGACACCGCAACTTTAATGTTGGTAACGCATTCAAATATCTTTGGCGAGCAGGACTCAAAGACGAGAAAAAGACTATTCAAGATTTAGAGAAAGCTATCTTTTACATCCAAGACGAGATTAAACGACTACAGGGAGAGAGTAAGTAATGGGACGCAGGAAAAAATATGTCACACCAGTTATTGCTACTAAGTTTAGTAGAGAAAACTCTGTTGTAATTAATGGATTTGAAATCAATCGTGGTGATACAATTAAAGTAAAGGATGAATACGGTGGCAAGTTTAAGTTTGAATACTTTGTGACTAATACTGAGACTGGTGCTCAGTGGGTAGACTGTTTTGAAATTATCAACAAGGTACCATCCGTGTTCCGTTCTTTTAAGGTAGAGCGTGTAAAGCGTGTACCAACAAAGGGCAAGAGGAGTAAGCGTGTCGATTGAAGACTTAACAGTTGAGCATCTAGATGAGATGAACAAAGTTGTGGAGAAGTATCTCCAGGGCGAAGAGCCTACCCAAATTTCAAAAGCGTTAGCCTTGCCAAGACAAAAGGTAATGGCACACATTACTCAGTGGCGTACCCTGGCTTCTGACAACGCTGCTATTCGTGCTAGAGCTAAAGAGGCATTGGCAGGTGCTGATACACACTACAGCAAGCTAATTAGCAAGGCGTACGAAGTTATTGACGAAGCAACCACCACAGCAAACCTAGGGGCTAAGACTGCAGGTATTAAGCTGGTAATGGACCTTGAGAAGACTCGTATTGATATGCTACAGAAAGCTGGTTTGCTTGAGAACAAAGAGCTAGCAGAAGAGATGCTAGAGATTGAGCGTAAGCAGGATATCCTAGTAAACATCCTTCGTGATATTGCTAGTGAATATCCACAAATTCGTGACGAGATTATGCGTAGGCTGTCGCAGGTATCTAAAGAACAAGAGGTCATAACTATTGTCAACAATGTTTAATGAGTTCTTTGAAGTTCTAAAGAACAATAACTTTGCTGAAACACCAGTAGATGCTCGCACATTCGTAGAGGGTGCAGATTATCTAGGACAGCCACCGCTGTCTGAAGTTCAGTATGACATTGTTGAAGCAATGAGTCAAATCTATAAGCTAGAAGATTTGATTGACATTATGGGCGACACAGAAGGTCGCAGGTACTACAAGAAATACACAAAGAATGAGGTTATCCTACAGCTTGGTAAAGGTTCTGGAAAAGACTTTACATCTACAGTAGCGTGTGCATACATTGTTTACAAACTACTTTGTCTTAAAGACCCAGCACGATATTTTGGAAAGCCATCTGGTGACGCTATTGACATCATCAACGTTGCTATTAACGCACAACAGGCAAAGAACGTTTTCTTTAAGGGATTTAAATCTAAGATTGAACGCTCACCTTGGTTTGCTGGAAAGTTTTATGCCAAGGCAGACAGCATTGAGTTTGACCATTCCATTACGGTTTATTCTGGTCACTCAGAGCGTGAATCTCACGAGGGTCTTAACTTGCTTCTAGCAGTGCTTGACGAGATTTCTGGTTTTGCTCAGGAAGTAAATACTGGAAATGACCAAGGTAAAACTGCTGACAACATCTACAAAGCCTTCCGTGCTTCGGTAGACTCTCGTTTTCCAGACCTAGGTAAAGTAGCCCTGCTATCATTCCCTCGTTACCCAGGAGACTTTATTTCTCAAAGATACGATGCTGTAATTGCTGAGAAAGATGTTATAACAAAGACTCACAAGTTTATTATGAATCCAGACTTGCCAGAAGATGCAGAAGGAAACTCGCTAGATATTGAGTGGGATGAAGACACGATTGTTTCATACAAGTATCCAGGGGTATTTGCACTTAAGCGACCAACCTGGGTTGTAAACCCTACTCGTAAGATTGACGACTTCAAGCTTGCATTCTATACAGACCTTGGCGATGCCATGCAACGCTTTGCCTGTATTCCAACCTATGCTTCAGATGCATTCTTTAAGCAGCAGGAAAAGGTTAGAGCCTGTATGACCACTAGAAATCCACTAGATAGCATCAGACGCTTTGATGAAACGTTTGTGCCAGACCCAGACAAGACCTACTTTGTTCATGCTGACCTTGCACAGCGACACGACAAATGTGCTGTTGCTATTGCTCACGTAGAAAAGTGGGTGTCTGTTCAGGTAATTAAAGATTATGAGCAAGTAGTCCCAGTAGTTGTAGTAGACGCTGTAGCATGGTGGGAGCCTCGTAGAGAGGGTCCTGTAAACCTATCAGAGGTTAAACAGTGGATTCAAAACCTACGGAGACTGGGATTTAACATTGGCTTAGTATCTTTTGACCGATGGAACTCCTTCGATATCCAAAATGAACTTAAGTCTGTTGGAATTAGAACTGATACTGTTTCTGTTGCAAAGAAGCATTATGAAGATATGGCTATGCTAGTTTACGAAGAGCGTTTAGTTATGCCAAATATTGAACTTCTGTTTGAAGAGTTAACTGAGCTAAAGATTGTTAAGAACAATCGTGTAGACCACCCTCGCAAATCTTCTAAGGACTTGGCGGATGCTGTGTGTGGAGCAGTGTTTGGGGCTATCTCCCATACCCCTAGAAACGTTAATCAACAGGTAGATATTCATACATTTAGGGATAGACCGAAGGTAGACAAAAACACATTGCCAGAAAACACAATTGTCTTTGAACCAAAGCTTCAAGAAGAGGCTAAAGAGTATTTATCTCAATTCAACGTGCTATAATATTAGCATGAGGAACTATGGTCAACCGTAACTGGCAACCATTTCATATGCGTGAAAGCCAACATTTACACCTAAGAAGACCTAGAAACCTGCTCAAAAGCCAACAAAAGATAAGTCCTACAAGATACGATAGGCAAAGTAAGATGCCTCCAACCAATCAAAATCAAAATCTATCCTACCAATGATGGTATAATGGTACTTT